TTGCAGCGACCGAACCCTTTCCGCATATCGGGGATGTAGACCGGGGTCAAGCCCTGAACGGTGTCTGCATCCAGACCACTCCCTGCCCCGTCATTGCCTGCCGTCCAGACCTTGTGGCCAAGGACCGTCATGCCATTCGAGTCCAGTAAGGTATGGATCGAGGTTGACCCGCCTGTGGTACTTCGTAATTGAAGGCCGAAATTGGCTGAATCACTGGAGTTGTTGAGGATGGTCCAGCCATTCTGCTCATTGGCGCTCAAAAGCTGGACGCGGCTCACGCCTGCCTTCAGCTTGAGGTGGTTTTGGATCGTCCAGAATCCTGTGATGGTCGCTGCTTCCGCTTTCCTTGGGAAGGCGCTCGAGTCGTAGCCGTCTAGGGTGTCTGCGTCCGTGGACGCGGCCTGAGCAACCTGAGCCCAGTGGTAGGCCGACTTTCCGTTCTTGCCGTCATAGCTGACATCGACGTTGTATCCAGCGTTGGCCCAATCATAGGCGGCGCCTTCATGGTTCCCAGCCGTCAGCGCATAACCAGACGCATCTCCGGCAGCGCCCAATGCAACATCCTTATAACCATCAGCCGCAGAAGCCGAGTTGCTAGCATTCAGCTCAGACGTAGCTGCTTGATCCCTATAGCCCCGAGTCGTCGATTCAGATGCCGCAGCGAGGTTCTTATAGGATTCCGCTTGCGTCTCGGAATCGGAAGCCGCCGAGGCACTGTTGCTGGCCTCCTGAGCTTTGGTGGTAGCCGTGGTGGCCGAACCTGACGCGGAATCAGCACTATTGGAGGCCGACAACGCATAACCTGACGCATCACCAGCGGCATCCAGTGCGACATCCCGGTACCCAAGGGTCGTGTTCCGATACGCTAGGGCATCATCCTTGTAACCCTCAGCCGCAGAGGCCGAGTTGCTGGCATTCAGCTCAGAGGTGGCGGCCTGGTCCTTGTAGCCATCGGCCAGATTGGCGCTGTTAAGAGCTTCCCCGGCTGAGGTAGCGGCGTTGCCGGCCTCAATGGCTGCAGTGTCCGCGTGACCCGATGCAGTCGAGGCCGACAGCGCGGCCGCATCCGCACTGCCAGACGCAGCCGCTGCACTGTCCGCAGCCTTCTCCTTCCAATGGAAGGCCGAATAGCCCGTCTTACCGTCATAGCTGACTTGGACGTTCTCATTCGCATTGGCCCAGTTGTAGGCCGCTTGTTCGGCCGCTCCAGGGTCCGCTCCGGACCCCTCAGCCAGCTCATCGAGCCGCTGTTGGACAACGGCTGTCGCATTGGCGATCTGGGTCAGCTCATAGTTGACGCGAGCCGCAAGGTCCCGGCCGCCAGTGATCGGCCCGGACGGGGCATACCGGCCCGCCGGCTTCTGCCCCGAGCCCATCGAATGACTAGCCATAACGGCCCCTCTAATGAATGATTATCGCTGTGCCATCGGATCAACGACCAGACTCAGCGCCCCCAACTCCATCGTGGCTGAGCCTGAAGCCGTGATGCGCCATTGGAATTGAGTGCCCGACAACCGCATGTTGACCCAATTCTGTTGGGTTGGCCGGTACATAAGCGGACCCGATACGACCCATGGGGACTCTTCGGTGATCCTGGCACCAAAATCAAGTCGCAAATCTGCATCAGTGGCTCCCGGCGTGGTGGCCTGAATATTCGCCTTGTGGAGATGGTGGACCAACCACGGATCGGAACCCATCGGTACCAGCGTCATGCCATCGCGGCCGATGACCGACACCGGGTTGTTCCATTCCCGATCAGGATTGGCCAGCTCGTCGAACTTCAGCAGGTGCGGGTCCACGGGGGAGCCCGATGCGATCAGGAAGGACCGTTGGATGGCCACCGGGAAGGTCTTGGTACCCCCCTGGGCTGAAGACCATGTCCCAGCATCGCCGGCCCATGACGTCGGGGGAGTTGTGACATCGTCCCAGCTTTCGATCCCTTCAGAGACCCCGAGGGTGACCATATCGGCCACATTCGGTAGATCGCGGAATGCCCATGTGTTGTGCTTGTAATTCCAGACCAGTGCCCGATTGGCGTGAGTGTTCCCCGAGAAGTAGACGGAGCTGTCCGCACTCGGATAGCAGATCCAGACCTCATTCAGCCGGTAGTCCGGGTAAACGAACAGCTTGTCGAGGTTGTCGGTATCCAGGGTCCGCCTGAACTCCTGCTCAACCCGGTCAATGGCGATGTCGTGCTTCTGGTGACCATCGAACAGATAGATGGTGTGCCGGCCGACCACAAAGTGGCCATACTCGGAGATTGGGATCACGCAGTGGGTGTTGAGCACCCCGTCCTCGGCCAGTACCGGAGCATTGGCAAAGACGAACTGGTCACCCGACTCCCACAACCTGGAGACCCCATAGGCTCCATAGACGTACATGAATTCCCCAAGGGGGTAAGCGTCCAAGATTTCACCCTGGAACCCCGACAGGTCCGTCCAGCCAGCGGTCGAGGCCGGGTCACCCGTGGCCCAATCAGTCGCCATATCACCCGAACCGACCGGACCGGACCACTGCACCCGTTGTGGGTACTCAGACGTCCCCTGGAAGCCGTTGAAGCAGAACAGGCGGTCCTTGTGGGATCGGATCACGAGCCATGTGGAGTCCTCGTGGGGACTACCTGCCATGACCGGCTCGAAGACCGTATCCGGGCCTCTGGGCTTGCCCAACACCGGCATGTTCTGAGAGGCGAAATAGGGCACCAGGGCCAGCGAGGTACAGGTCACCCCAGCACCACCACTGATGGCCGTATGGCCTGTTGGGCTCACGTCCTCAATGACCGACCCATCCGAGAAGTAAATGAAGCGGGAGTCCGTACACAGGTACAACTCCTCGATCTCATCGGGGACCATGTGCCTCAAGAGCTTCTGAGGGACCCCCGACAGCCCGGTGATCCCGACAGACAGTGGAGAGAAGGCCCCAGCCCGAGTGATCGAGGTTCCCTTGAAGCGGACGTTATCGGCCACGGTCAAGCCATTGGGTGGTACGGCCGTGTTCGGGATGTCAGCCAGCAGACCGACACTCCCCAGCCCATCGAGTTTGAGTGTCGGCATGGGTACTCCAATTAGGTTTTCATGATGAAGGCCAGCGTGTAGTACGGGGGCAGGCGATCGTCGGTAAAGGAATGGGTATGACCCCCGACGCCCGAAGTCATCGGCAGATCATGAGTGTGATCTGAGGAGTAGCTGATGGAATGGTTATGACCACCACCACCCCCCTGCATGGACACCGCAAACTGGCCAGCCGTCTCATTCTTGAGAATCCAGTTCTCCGTATACGGGTTAAGCTCGCTTGAGGTCTTGTTGTAGGGGCCATCCATCCGATAGAAGACCGACCCGTCCCCGGTCGCAGGCATGTTTGAGATAAGGGCATCCCTGTTATAGCTGACCGCAAACCCACGATAGGGGCTCACATGGGCATGCCCTCCCCGGCCATGATCATGTGGTGGAAGCTCATTGATGGTCAGGGCATACATCCCGGTACCACCACCATGATTGTGGGCGCCGGCCCAGCCCGACTTCCCCCCATTCTCCATGCCGTGGTTATGGGCACCAGCGGAGCTGACGGTCACTTCCCTTGACAGGGTACCCCCGGTCTCGTTGACCGGCTTCATCGGATCGGTATAGCCCACCGACACAATGAAGCGGTCCCGAAGGTCCGGGGTGGTCTGAGTCTGGCCATTATCGGACCGGGTGAAGTCCCGACCGTCACAGAGGACCCACCCATCAGGGATGGAGCCCTCAGTGTCTCCCGACCACATGAGGATGGCCCCGACAGGGACCCCACGGCCGGCAATGGCATCCAGGTCGTACTGCTTGTTGCTGGACTTGAACGTGTTCTTGAGCGCCTGCTTGATCAGGCGAAGGTGGTTGTCACCCTCATGCCGGTAATCGGTCGATGAGGGCAACGAGCTATTAAGCTGCTCGATGTAGCTGGCCGATTCAACGGTCATGATTGGGACTCCTGCATCCTCTGGTTATATTCAGCTTCCCACTTGGCGATGTTATCCAGTGCCTTCATCAGGCGTTTCCGATCTTTCTTACCAATGGGGAAGTAATCAGCATAGGTCCTCAAGGCTGGACCCGGTTTCAGTCGGAAGCCCCGTTTGGCCATATCGGACGCTTTGGGCCATGTGGTGAACCCTAAGACCATTCGCCGCCGCATCTCCATGAGATAGTCCACGACATCCCGGTACTTCTCATAACCAGCCTCCTTATTCAGCACCCGAACAGACCCCATGAGGCGGCTGTAGTGCTGGTTGGCCTGCGGGATGGACTCCAGGCCCAACTGGTTCAGGAATCGCTGCTTACGGGCCTCTCGGGTCTTCTGGTGGCGTATGAGGCTGTTATCCCGGTCAAGCCATCGCTTACGCCACTTCTTCCCCATAGCAATCGCCTGGTCGCCATAGGGGTCGCTGTAGATCGAGGGTGGTCGGTTGCCTCCAAACTCGGGAGGCTGATCGGCCGTGTGGGGCGTCCCCGGCACCCGCCACGCATCCAGGCTGTTCCAATTCGAGAATTCCACACTGGGCATCAGCGCCCAGTCCCCCCGGTAGTACGGAGGCTCGAGCCATGGGTCGTATTCGTGATGTCGGGCTTTGGGGGCTCCCGTTTGCCTCTGTTTGGGTACCCCGTGGGTTCGTTGTTTGTACATGGTCGGCCCATAGGGGTAGTTGATAGTGCGTTGATATGGGGTCGGGATAGGACCGTGTGGCGTTGATAGGGGGTCGGTAGGGGGTCGATAGGGAGCCGTGATGGAGCCGTTAGGGAGCCGTTAGGGAGCCGTGATGGAGCCATAGGGGGTTAATTCGGGACCCTGATGGACCCTGGTGGGCCGCGCTCTTCTGATGAACACCAGCGGCAGCGGCAGCAGCAGAAGCGGCTTTAGCGGCTTTTTGAAATCGACCCTGCCGATCAACCCCCAGGGGTCCATCGGCGGCCGCTATGGTACCGCCAACCCAACCCGTGCGGCTCGAGCATCGGCCGTCGTGGTCACATCCTGATGTCATGACGGCCGTAAGTATCTGATTCTGCTGCAATTATATGTCCTGCAATAGGACAATGGTGGACCGTTAGGGTTGGCTGTGGAGCCTTAGTGGGCTATGCGACACAACCTGTCGCATACGGCTGTACACGAAACTGTACAGGTGCCAGAATGGTGCTGGTATATGCCATTGGTATATACCATCAGTGTTATGTTGTAACACAAATAATCGCCAAGCTAACCCGCTGATTCCACTACGGTTTCACCAAGTACCATCATCTATTCTCACATATACTCAAAAACCTGTTGACACCGCTAACGCCACATGTGAGACTAACAACTCGCCAGCAATCCAACCCACAACCGAGAGGTTCCACTATGACCGCATCGCTCGCCACTACTACACGTTGGGCCGAAGACATCGGCATGTTTGCGCTTGACCGTCCGCGCGAGATCTCATGCGTCCACGCATCGCCGTTTTGCGCGGCTACCTGCTACAACATCAAACTTGAACGCGCGTTTGGTCACGTTATCGGTCCTAAAGACGCGAAGAACGAAGCAGCATGGGAAGCGAACGACGCGCCAGCGTTGAAAGCAGCGTTCGGACGCAAACGGCGCCAAACCGACCGCGTTCGGCTCATGACCAGAGGCGAAGCATTCACCGACCATACTGACATCGCTCGAGTAGAGAACCTGCTTCGCACCATGCCTGGAACAATATGGTGGATACCGACCAGAGCATGGCGCTCGCCTGTCTTGTGGGCTCGAGTGCAAGACTTGGCGGTCCGATATGGCAATGCGCGCATCCTCGCATCGGTTGACCCAAGCGATACCGAAGCAGATCAACGCGCATTAGAGGAGCAGGGTATCTCCACCATGTTTTATGGCGATGATTCTGCACTGACAACTCCGGCCGGTACTCGCCGTTTCAAGTGCCCTAAGACCCACGCTCACCTTTCGGGTCATTGTGCGATCTGCAAAGCAGGCTGCTTTTCGCAGAAGCAGGTTCACGTTCACCTGTCGCAGCACTAGACCCACATGTGAGACCATGGCCATGGATGGCCACAACAGCCCACAACAGCCCATAACCGACCATAGGCGGACCAAATGACACAAGACCAGATCAACGCATGCATCGCGCGCTATCGCAACGCTACCCCGTCCGAAAGGCTGGCCATGAAGCAACGGCGGCTCGAGCGCATGATCGAAGACGCACAATATGCGGATCATGGCGCGTATGGCCAAGATCGGCGAGCGATTGCAGAGCTTCGTCGTGAGATTGCCATGGATCAGATGCGGCTCACGCATTGATCCTGCACTGGCCACGGATGGCCACGACAGCCCATAACAGCCCATAACCGACCATAGGCCACCCATATGACCACTAACGACACCATGACCGTTTACAAGTTGTTCCGTATCCGTAAGGACGGTTCACTCGGTCCACTGTTCATCGACGCATCGGCGAGGATACCGCTAGGTGAATGGATCAACGCCACGTATACGCCCCGCAATGGATACGCCCCGCGCGGGGGCTGGCACTGCGGACTGTTACCCAAGGCCGACCACTTGAAGCAGGATGACGGCCGCATCTGGTGCGAGTGTTTGATCCCATCGAAGCAGTACACGCCAGAGGATCACGCCCCGATGTTCCGCAAGCAGGGCGATATGGAGATGGTACCAGCCGATGGGCACTACACCTGGAAGAGACCAGCCCATCAGGGTGGATCATGGGTCATTGCTGGCACCTTGATGGTGCTGCGAACCCTGACCGATGCCGAGGTTGCCATGATCAACGGCCAGCCCGATGGATACGCTGAACGAGGGCTCGACAACGGCCCCGTACTGGCCGATGAGGAAGACTGGACC